ATGTTGAGCGGCCGCCCCTGCCCTCCCGCAATGCCGCCCTCGATCAGCGAGGTAACGGCGCCGCCGACCAGCGTGCCGACCGGTTGCAGCGCCGCAGCCGTCGATTGCCGCGACATCGCCAGCGTCAGCGACTTCAGCACATCGCCGAACGACCGCCCGCCCGCCGCCGCGCCCGCAAACGCCTTGACCATCGTCGTGCCGAATTTTTCGCCTAGCCGGTCGAGCTCGGCGAGCTCTCGGCCGATCGCCGCCGTTTCGAATTCGTTCATCTCCCGCCTCCATCATCGTCATCCGGGTACTGACGGATCAGCGCCTCGAGCTCGGCGCGCCCGATCGCCGCCTTGACCTGCATGAGCCCGCCCGCCGCCGCGGCCTTAAGCTCCGGCAGCGTCATCCGCCAGAACACCTCCGGCGCGATCTTGAGCTGGCCGAGCCCGAGCGCCATCAGGTCGCCGACGGTCAGCCGCTTCATCCGAAGCTCGCATTGAGAAGCCGTGCCGCATTGCCGATCGTCTCCATCGCCGGCCGCCCCTTGACCAGCCGCTCGAGCGCCGCCTGGTCGAGCTCGAGCCCGCCGCCCTTCAGTCCTGCCATTACCACGAGCGCCGCCTCGCGCGCGCTGATCCGCCCGCCGGCAAACCGCTCGAGCAGCGCCATGAGGTCCGGCACCGCGAGCGCCGCCTCGAGCTCCGCCAGCGCCCCGATCGTCAGCACGAGCCGATGCGTCTCCGCGCCGAATTGGCCCACGACCTCGCCCCGCGCCGCATTGGCCCCGAGCCCGATCATGCTCTCGCGAAGCTCAACGGTCCGGCCGACATCAGCGCCAGCTCGAAGGTGAGCTCACCATCGTGAATGCCGGTGAATTCGAGCACGGTGATCTGGAACGCGCCGGTCACTCGGCCGAGCGCCGGGATCACCACCTGCCAGTCGCGGATCGCGCCGGCAAAAAACAGTGCACGGATGGTTTCGTCGCAGGTCTGGTCGCGGCAGATCCCGGCACCGCGGATCGCCGCCGACTTGACCCCGGCATTGGCGAGGAGCTCGCGCCACCGATCTGCCGAGTCCTGGTTGGTGGCATCGACCGTCTCGGCATTGAAGGCGATGCTGTGGCTGCGCAGGCCCGCCACCGCCATCATGGCGCCGCTGCCGTCCTGATCGAGCCTGAGCAGCAGGTCACGCCCGCGCTGTGCCGCCATCGGGATGCGCCTCCTAAAGCGGCTCGGTGACGGCCCGCAGCCGCACCACGCCGCGCGTATATTCGCTGGACGGCTCGGGCATCGCCGTCCAGAACAGCGTCTTGAGATTGACCAGCCGATGGCCGTCAGGCCGGAGCGGCGCCTGGTCGAGACAATCGCCGACCGCGCCGACAATGCCCTGCGCCTCTTTGCGGCTCGGATTGCGCGACCACACATGCAGCGTCACGAAATGCTCGTGACCGACCGCCCCCGAGGTCGACCAGTCATGCGTCTCGATGCCGGCAAGCGTCACATAGGGCGGCGGCGCTCCCTGCGGCACCCGGTCATAGATGCGCGGCCCGCCGAGCAAAAAATTGAGCTCGGGATCAGCCTTGAGGCGGGATACCATTGCGGCTTGCAAGGCGGATGTAGCATTCTTCATTCTGGTCCTCCGGAAAATAAAGGCAGTAGGCACTAGGCAATAGGCAGTGCACGGAGCACTTCCCCATTGCTACTGCCTACTGCCTACTGCCTACTGCCTATTGCCTATTCGCTCACCTCTAGACAGACAGCGCGCAGGAACCTGCGCCCAACGGCCACCACCGCGACGATGCGATAGATGCGCCGGCCCTCGATCAGCCGCATGCCGCGAACGATGTCGCCGCGCCGGCGCATGGTGACGATGAGCCGCTGCACGCTCTTCAGCGTGTCGGCGACCGGTTGCTCGGGTCCCGGCGTCGCCTCGATCGATGCCCACAGCCGGCCCTTGTCGATGAAGCTGACGGCGAGCCCGCCGTCCTCCGCCTCGCTTTCGACCGGCGCCTCGAGTCTCAGATGCCGGTCGAACTGGCTCGTGCGCATGGTTGCTCCGTAGAAGGCGGCAGTAGGCAGTAGCCAGTAGGCAGTAGGGAAGTGCTCCGTGCACTGCCTATTGCCTAATGCCTACTGCTTATGGCTTCCTTCCCTTCGAAGACCTGTTCAAACCCGTAACCGCCGAAACGGCGCGATCAGCGCCTTGACCCCATGCGGCACCGGCTCGAGGCTCTCCTCGGCCGCCGCCTCGCGGGCATTGAACCAATGGCCGATCAGCATCAGCATGGCCTGGCGCAGCGGTGCCGGCACCATCGCCTCGTCGCCGAGCGTCATGCCCGTCGCCTGCTCGACATGCGCCCGCGCCGCAGCGATCAGACCGGCGATGATCGCCGCCTCCTCGTCGCTGTCGAGGCGGAGATAGGCTTGCACTTCGGTGGTGGTGATAGGGTTGGTCATGGTTGTGCGTAGAGGCAGTCGTCAGATGGGCAGTAGGCAGTAGCGCTCCGTCCACTGCCGACTGCCTAACGCCTACTGCCTCTCTTCTGCCTAAACCCCAAACCTCATCAACTTGATCGCCTCGAAATTCTGCACCCCGCCGCCGACCCGCTTGGTGGTGTAGAACAGCACATAGGGCTTGGCGCTGTAGGGATCGCGCAGCACCCTGACGCCGATCCGGTCGACGATCAGATAGCCGGCGCGAAAATCGCCGAAGGCGATGGCGAAGCTGTCGGCGGCGATGTTCGGCATCGACTCGGCCTCGGCCACCGGGAAGTTCATCAGCGTCGGGCTCACCGATGCCGCCGCCGCCGGCTGCCACAGATACGCCCCCGTATTGTCCTTGAGCTTGCGGATCGCGCTTTGCGTCTTGCGGTTCATCATGAAGCTCGCATTCTGCCGGAACGTGCTCTTCAGCGCATAGACCAGCGTGATCAGCGAGTCCGACGGGTTGGTTGCCGGAAAGCCGTCGGCCGCGCCGCTCGCAATGGTGCCGAGATTGCCCCAGCTCCACGCCGTGTCAGCCACCTTCGGCATGTCGAGAAAGCCGCGCGGCCGGTTCTTGCCGTCGCCATTGATGAACGCCTCGCCTTCCTGCGCCGCGAAGGCGAGCTGCACCTCCTCGGCGATCCATTGATCGATATCGACCGCCGAATCGTCGAGCAGCGTCTGCGTCGCCGCCGGCATGGCATAGATTTCCATCGCCGGAAATTGCAGCTCGATCAACGATGGTGAATTGGTCTGCGGCCGCGCCGCCGTCTCGCCGACCCAGCCGGTGGCCGCGCCGGTCAGCGCCATCGGCTTCTTGTAGACCGTCGAGGTGACCTGGCGGACGCTCGCCAGCCGCCGCATCGGCGAGGCCTCGACCAGGAGGCGCGCGATCTGGGTCTCGGTTTCGCTCGGCACCAGATAGCCGCCATCGCTGTTGGTGCCGGCCGACAGCGCCTTGCTCTCGAGCCTGAGCAGTCCGGCCTGATCGCCCTTGCGGACATAATTGTCGAAGGCCGCCTTGTGCTCGCGCTCGGCGCCGTCGCCGCCCTCGCGCTCGGATGACGCGCCGAGCGGCGGCCGCTTGAGCTTCAATTGCAGCGCGTCGATCTTCGCCTGCTGCCGGTCGAGCGCCTGGCTCAGGCGCTCGACCTTGTCCTCGGTGACGACATCGGCGCTCATCCGCCGCTCGATCTCGTCGAGCCGCGCATCATTGGCCTCGCGAAGGGCGGCGACCATCCGCAGGAGCTCGCCATGGGCGGCTTCCGTTTCGAGACTGGTTGGCTTGAGGTCGACGACCTTGGTTTCGAAATTGTCCATCATGGCTCCCTTTCATGGTCTGTGTACTGATGATTCGTGGACGGAGAGTGTTGATCCGGGCGGACTTCAGCATCGGGAAGGTCACGAGCGAGATCTCGATCAGCTCGATGCTGGCGAGCCGTCGCAGGCCGCTATGGCGGTCACGCGCGGCGGTGCGGGCGCGAAAGCCGATCGACAGCCCGTCGATCGCGCCATCGGTGACGAGGCGCGCCAGATCGTCGGCCCGCGATGCTCCCCGGGTGAGCCGGCCATGCACCTTGAGGCCTCGGCCGTCCTCGATGAGGCTCAGCCACACGCCGACCGGCTCGCGCGGATCGTGCTGGAACAGCATGCGCACGCCCTCAGCGCCGCTCGCTCTCAGCGACGCCGCAAAGGCGCCGGGCAGGATGACGTCGCCGCCCTCATCGACGATGTTGAAGAGGCTGGCATAGCCATGGAGGTCCATAACGTACTCGCTCTATTTTCCAAGGCGGAGCAAAAAGGCAGTAGGCATTAGGCAATAGGCAGTGCACGGAGTACTTCCCTACTGCCTACTGCCTACTGCCTACTGCCTACTGCCTACTGCCTACTGCCTACCGCCTACTGCCTTCCATAACCAACCGCCTCCCGCTTCTCC